GCCCATTCTATTTTGGCGTAGGGTGATGACATATCCAAATCATCAAACTTAGATGACATTATTCTATCATCACCAAGGACTACTAATTTATTGTCCCTCCAAAAACTGTCTAAATCATGTTTGTAGTTGTACATTATCATGTATACTTGCCACATTAAATTTATGACAGTTGTTAAATAATCTCCAGAACCCAACCCACGCTTGCAAAGATATAATTCTCCATTAACATTCAATAGTTTATTTATTGAATTGAACCTAACTGCTTCATAAAGCGAATTTTCACATTCGCTCAATTCATATTTCAGTTTGATTCGATCATAAACTAAGTTAATAAATTCAGGTGATATACTTGAATCTGCTGCGCTTGTATCAGTTGCATACCTAAATGGAAGCTCATCCAGCTTCTCATAATAGTATTTCATAGCTCCATCTTGCAAAGCATCACCAATAGCTGAACAGCTTTTATCATTGGTGAATCTATTTTCATAGAATTGGCGAAAGAAATCGCCAAGCATGCATGTAGCAATGAATGTATGTTCTGGGGGAAATGCAGTAAATAACCTGGCTAATTTTATATGACCAGGCACTCTAGGATCCTCAGGACGAACTTCATCTTTCTGTGATGCAGAAACGATTACGTGATGAGGTAGGATTATACTTTTATTATAATAATCCATCAAATAGTCAAACATTTTAGGATCCCTTCGAGAAAAGACCCCACTATTCTTCGCACCAAATCCAATTGATGCGTCCTTTTGCATTCCATCGAAAGCTGCTTCGGGCGTTATTACCCCACACTTTTCGATATTATTAAGAAAATGATCAAGAGCACGGTTAGCCAATTGTTTATCAATTGCCAAATCAATCTTGTCATATTTCTTTAACTGCACATGTAGATCATCCGAACTACCCAACACAGCCAATCCATAAATTCCTCCAGTTTGTGATAAAAATTCAAACTCCGTTGTATGAACGGTATATACTATATCTTCACAGTATTGAGAGGTTTTAGATAATTTCTTATTAGGTACTATCGTACCGTAATATTCAAGATTATCATAATGGTATTTAGGCGTATGGTTGAGTACCCTCATACGGGGAAAGATCGGATGATCTATTGAAAAGCCAATAATTCGCGATAAATGTCTGCTGTTATTGCTACCGCAAAACAAACCAGACTTTGGCCTTTCTTTTTAGCAGTATGGAAACCTACTATTGTTGAAGTCTCAGCATCAATTACAACCTGTCCGCATTTACCGTGGACAGATTTAATGTTATATTGTAATACACCACCAGGCACTAATTCTACACTAGAAACCTGTGCTTCAGCATGGCCCATAACCATTCCAGAAAAGAATGAGGCTGCTTCAGCTAACTTGACATTGCAAGTCTGTACTACTTCAGAAGTTTCAT